GGCTAGGCAAGGCATGGGCGCCAACGGCGCATTGAGTGGTTCGGGCCCGCCCCCGAACCATTCGCGTTTACATGCTCAGCATGACCGACTACGCCTCGCCCTTGAGCTTGATGGCCGCTCGAAAGTCCTGCTCGCGGACGCCGAAGTCGATGTACCCGCGGAACTGGATGCCGAGGGTGTTGAAGTCGGCATCGGTCTTCTCGACCGTCGGCCGGTCCACGCCGTTGAGGAACGCGACCTCGATCGCCGGCAGGCGGTTAGGGTCGGCCAGCAGGTACCAGGCCTTGGCCGAGTTGCCGGTGAAGCTGGCGTTGGACAGGTACGTCGAGCTGACCACGCTGAACTTGCCGACGTGCGGGTTGGCATTCGGCTTGCCCTTGTTGGCGGTGGTCGTCTCGTTGAGCTGCAGGCTGGTCATCAGCAGCTGGGCCGCCACCTTCAGCGCCGTCGGCACCAGCAGGATGCTGGCGGAGATCCCCAGCGGCCGGCCGTTCGGCTTGGTCTGCTCGTTGAACAGCGCCTCCGCGGCCGTCAGGCTGTCGACGGCCAGGGCGGTCTCGGCACCTTCCGAGTAGTTCTTGTGCGCGGTGCTGAAGAACGCCTGGCCATCGGCCTGCAGCGGATTGGCCAGCAGCAGGCTCCACACCGCATCGGCGATGGACTCCGCTGCCCCCATGCCGATCTGGCGGGGGATGTCGGTGAAGGCGCCCAGGTCGTCGTTGATGATCATCTGCCGCGTGAGGGCGAACATGATGCCGTGGGTGTCGGCCTTCTGCCCGTACTTCTGCTCATCGAGCTTGCCGTGCTTGAGTTCGCCATCGGGGCCGACCTGCTCGAACTTGAAGCTGCCGGTCATGCGGTAGCGGCTGTGCTCTTTGAAGTCGTTGACGCTGGCGATCTTGCTGACGCTGCGCCAGGCGTCCTCGATGTAGTTGTAGCCCTCCAGGAGCATCTTGTTGGCGATGTTCGAGAGGATGCCCGGCAGGCTGGTGGTGCTGAAGGCCGCCTGCAGCCAGCCGGCGGCATCACGCCGGAAGCGCGGCAGGCGCTGGCCACAGGCCAGCTCGCAGAACTCCTGGATGCCCACGCCGCGCAGGCGATCGGCGGCCTCCAGGACCGGCGCGGCGAAGGCCGCCTCCAGCTGCCGGGTGGGCAGGCCGCTGGCCATCAGCGCCACGGCCTCGAAGACCTGCGGGCTGGCAGGCCGCTGGGAAGCGGCCGCCGTCGCCATCCGCGGCCGGTTGGCGCGGAGCACGTGCAGCTCGGTGGTCGGCTCGTCCCAGCCTTCCTCGATGGCCTGTGCCTCGATGTCGGGGAACTTGCCATCGCAGATCTTGCGGATGGCATTGACGCGCCGGGTCTCATCGGCCAGCTGCTTGCGCACGGCAGTCACGGCGTCAGGGGCACCGGTCGCCGGCGCGGCGGCATTCAGGGCCGCCGGAACAGGCGAGGCCGGCTCCGGGGGTGTGGCGGGCGCCGCAACAGGCTCAGCGGTGGCGGGTGCATCGGTGTTGGTCGGGACGGGTTCGTCCATGACGTTTTGCTCCTTGCACTGGGCGGCGACTCGGGCACTGGTTCGGCCGTCGGCGCCGCTGTCGACGAACGAGATTTCCTTTAGAACTGCCTTGCGGACCACGTGGATCGGGCCGCTGATGGTTCTGCCGTTGACGGTGACGGTCTGGCCGTTGGGGATGAAGACGGCATCGATGACCGCCGCGCCGATGCTCGCCTGCCAGGGAAAGCCGTTCGAGCCGCTCTTGGCGACATCCCGCGCCCACGAGGTGTCGCGGCTGATCAGGCCCTCGGCGATGACCTGGCCGTTCTCGACGGCGACGCGCTGCGTGTGGCCTACTCCCTGACGCGGGTTGTGGTCCAGGCGGACGGGGATGTCCTGGCGGTCGATCGACAGGCCCTCGAGGTCCACGACCACCGGGTGTGGGAAACCTTCCACCCGCATCGGCCCACCCGTGTAGGCGACCATGTGGAAGCGGGGCATCTGCTTCTCGCCCGGCTCGGCAGCCTCCACCGTCAGCGGGCAGGTCAGCATCAGGTTGTCAGGCAGCTTCGTCATCGTCATCCGTTTCCGTCTCCTCGGTGGCGCTGGGGGCGGCGACTGTCGCCGTCAGCCCCAACTCCTTCATCAACTGCGTTTCCTTGGCCCGCTGGCGCAGTTCGGTCTCCCAGTCTTTGCCTTGGCGGGCATACTCGGCCGCCAGCGTCGTGGTGTGGCTGGTCAGGCGGGTGGCCTGGGCATTGGCCTCCTTGGCCGGGTCCACGTGCTCGTTGCCGTCGAAGAACCACTGGTGCGGCAGATCGGGCAATTCGCGGAGGAAGGCGAACCCATCGAGCCACTGGGCTTCCTCGATCCAGGCGGCGAAGATCCGATCCAACACCACCTGGCCGAGATGGGCCTGTTCGACGCGGATGCTCTTGTGGTACGTCTGGTGGTCCATCCGGCCGGAGGCGTAGTTGTAGCTGGAGCTGTTGCAGGCCGCGATGTTGTACGGCAGGTTCAGGCACCGGGCGATCTCGTTGAGGATCTCGCGCTTGAACTCCGCATACGTGGTGGTCGGTTGCTGCGCTTCGACTTGGCCCAGCTTCCAGCCGTCCGGCAGGACCGTGGCCATCCGCTTCTCGAGTTCGACCACGTCCATCGGCTCGACCGAGGCCGCCTCGCCACTGGCTGGGGCATCGGTGAACAGCACCGCCGCGAAGTCGGCCGCCGTCTCGGCGGCCGCGATCACCGCCAGGGTGTAGCGCCGCAGCTGGGCGAACAACGGCAGGGCCGGCGTGATCTCCGGGATGCCCCGGTGCTGGCCCGGCCGGTCCGCCCGGAACCAGTGGACCACGTACTGGGCGTCGATCCAGTCAAAGCCGGTGTGCCAGAGGCTCGTATCGCCCGGGTGCTGGCGGTAGACGCAGTACGCCTGCGGGTTGTCGAAGGCGTCGAGGGCAATCCCGTCGACGTTGCTGATCGCCTGCAGGCTGCCCTGGTAGTCCCAGGGTGCCTCGACCCGGTCCGCCTCGACCAGGCGCACGTCGATCTGTACCGGCGAGTCCAGCGTCGGATTTACCGTCAGGACCGCGAAGGCCTCGCCGTCGGTGACCTTGGCCAGCCGCATCGTGCGGAGCTTTTCCGCCAGGCCCACCGCCTGGCACCACAGCGCAAATGCCGTTTCGACCTTGCGATTGCCCTCGGCATCCGCCAGCAGCATCTGCAGTCGTGGGCCGGTGCCGACGCAGTCATTGGCCAGCGTCAGGGCAATGCCCTTGGCATACGAGTTGTTGGCGACCTCGTAGCGCGACCGCTCGCGCAGCCGCTTGCGCACATCGGCCGAGCCGGCCGCATCGGCCGACAGGGCATCGGCCATCGCCCAGTGCCGGGCGTTCTCGGCCGTCGTCTGCGCCGCGTCGAAGCGGGCGCGGATCACCGCCGGGAGGGAGCGGCGGGTCTTCCTCGGTTGTCTGCGGAACGGCCACACTAAGCCGAACCTCCCGGCGAGATCTTCGCAATCTTGATTCCAAGCCCCTTGGCCCGACTGGCCTTCTTCGATTCCAGGTACTTGTCGGCGGCAATCTGGTCGGGCAGCGAGTGCTGCTCAACGCTGCCGGAGTCACCGGAGGCGCGCTTCGGACCTTCGGCATTGATCTTGATGGATTCGTCGAGGGGTTCAGTCATCGCCCAGCCCCATTTCTTCGGCGACCTGCCGGATCTCCCTCACCCGTTCGGACACGGTGGCCTGCGAGATCCCCAGCTGCTTGGCGATCTGCCGGGTGGTCAGCCCGCTGAGCAGACCTTCTGCCACGCAGCGCAACCTCGGTTCCAGGTGTCCCAGCAAATGCTGGACCTGGTCCTTCACCTCGACGGCATGCTCAGGAGACGGCGCGGCAGACTCAATCTTGTCCGACAGCGCCGGAGCGGCCTCGTCAGCCAGATCCAGAGACTTCAGATCACTGAGGTGATGCCGCTGCTTGAGTCCCTGCCACATCGCGTGGCGGATGCACTTGGAGGCGTATGTCCGGAAGCGGACGCCACGCGAGGCATCGAAACCTGCGGCTGCCTCGATGAGGCCATAGACGGCATCGGACTCCAGTTCATCGAGACCCACCCAGGCCGGCACGCGGCGGTGTAGGGCTTCCGCCAGCGTGCGGGCCATGGGCAGGTGTGCCTCGATCAGCGAGTGGGATGGAACGGATGCGGTGGTCACAAAGGTATATATCGTGGACGAAGACATTTGATCGGTTGGATTCAGGAGATCGATGCAGATTGTTACACCGCTAGACATTCACGCTTGCGCGGGCACACCGAGGGCACACTCGTACGTTGTGATTCGTCGTCCGCAGTGCCGGCACTGCCGCCTGCGAACAAGCCTTCTACCAGGGGCGCGCCTCGTATAGATCACAAGGAAATGCCGGCAGCCGCAAGCCGGGCAGGCTATGCCGCGATCGTCACTGGCCTTTGTGCTCATGCCTGCCTCCGCTGCATTTCTGAGAGCTTCATCCTTGTCCGGGTGACCGGCTCGCGTGGGCTGGTGCCGAACAGCACGGCCCCCTGGATACTGGCCGCCACGGCGCAGCCCACCAGGCAGTCCAGCCAGTGGTTATCCGGGCGCGTGGCATGCAGCTTCCACTCATCAACCATTCGACCTTGCGCCGCTGTCTTGACGCGATATTCCGAGGTCAGGTGCTCGGCCAGTAGCCGGTGGGCTTTCTCGTCCCGGCCATAGAGCGACAGGCACCCGGGATCGCCCATCGCCACGGCCAGCCGTGCATGGGTGAAGGTCTTCCAGTAGTTGGTGTCGATCAGGACGTGGCGGGTCTGCCGCTTGCCGGTGGTGCAGGGAATCCGCCAGTGGTGGCCGATGCGATCGCCGCGCTTGCGTTTGTACTCGGCAAATGGAATCGACGAGGCTCCCACGTACTTGCCGTGGCTGGGCAGCAGGATCCCGGCAAAGCAACTCTGCCGGCAGACCTGGTAGACGACATCCGTGCTCTGGCCCCAGTTGGCATCGATCAGGCAGCGGTCAATCTTCATCTCGCCCCCGTCCTCGCGCCGATACGTCCTCGCCAGTCGCTCTGATGTCAGTGCCTCCAACGCCGCGTACACCTGGCCTTCCAGCCCGGCATTCGGAGCAGCCTTCGTCAGTGTGACGCGGGCATCCCGCAGCGTGAAGTACGGCCGCTTCTGCTCGGGCCAGGCCCCATAGTCGACGATGTAGCCGGTGAAGTCGCTCTCCCAGGCGCAGAGCATCCAGAACAGCAGCTTCGCCTGCACGTCGATGAACATGGTCAGGTGGTGGCAATTGCCGGGGATCGTCCCGCGGACGTAGCCATTGAGCTTGCCGGCAATCTGCTCGGCTGCCAGCATCTCTTCGCCTTCGACGGCCGGCAGCGGTTCGTTCTGATATTCAGCGAAAAAGGCGACCTCGTCGCGGAGCTTTAGGTTCATCGCATGCTGAATGGCCGAAAGCTCATCCTCGTTATGCCGCTGCGGCCAGGCGACTTCCGCGCCGGCATCCATCGCCTCGCGGTTGGCCCGGTAGAACTCGGTGGCCTCCGAGCCGTCGCCATCGTTGCGCAGCGAGTCCGCGCGGATCTCGGCATAGCGAGCCCACATCTTGTCGTTGCTGGGGAATGCATAGACCAGCTTGGTTCGCTCGCCTTGCCACTCCGGGTGCTTCTCGCGGTCCAGGATGTTGTCAGCCATGTCGCCCGGGCGGATGACCGTGCAGCACATCAGCCCAGCGATCTTCTTGCCGGGGCCGGCCATGCCGAGCACGTCGCCGGCCAGGATCGCCTCGCGCCGCTGGCTCTGGCTGGGTGACCACGCCGACTCCGTCGTCTGCGGGTCGTCCACGAGCACCAGCTGCGGCCGTACCACGCTGCCGTCCGGCCGGGCATGGTTCTGCCCGCGGATGTCGGAGCCTTTCATGCCGGAGCTGGAAATGACCACGCCGCTGGCCTTGCTGCCCTCGATCGTTGGCAGCACGACCTTGTCCGATGCCCAGTCAATACGCGTGGGCTGGTCCCTGTAGCGCTGGCCTTTCTGGCGGTTGGTGATTCGCTCCAGGCAGCGGATGGGATACGTCACCTCCGGCCAATCCTCGTGGAGCCGCTCGTTCGTTTCGAGCCAGACCTTGATGTTCTCGAGGAGATCCTTGGCCCTCTCCGCCGAGGCTGCCACGAGGCAGACGAAGGGGCTGGCGCCGATCAGCGCCGACCACACAACCGCCGCCTGGCACAGCACGGTCTTGCCGCTGCCACGCGGCATGGCCAGCGCGAATAGCCCGCCATTGAGCACCGCCCGCTCGATCTTCTCGATCACGCGGTGGTGGTCGGCCGACCACGGCAGGTAGAACACCTCGGCGAAGTACGTTTCGCAGAAGAACCGGAAGTCCTTCGACGCACGGGCCTTTCGCTGTGGGTCCTTGACCGGAGGCAGTTCACCGATGTCTTGGGCGGAGCGGACCAACTCGGCGTTGCGCTCTGCCTGGCGGCGCTTCATCTCCTCGTACGTAAGCGGCTCCGCCCGCGGCCGGTGCCACTGGAGCGTCAGCCATGCGGCGTAGCGGAACAGGTCGATGGTGCTGGCATCGCCGATGGTGTAGCCGGCCCGGTTGCGGTGACGGCGCAGCTGGGTCTCGGTCAGTGCTGTGCCGCGCCCTGCCGTGTTGATCAGCCGCAGCAGGTCCGCCGGGCGGAGCTTGCGGGGATTAATCGCTGCCGGCATTGCTTACCTCCCGAGCCAGAAACGCCACGTACTCCAGCAGGTTCACCGTCCCATCCGGCCGAATCAGCCCGCCAGCTTCGACCACCAGCCGAACATCCTCCTCACTGATCCGCCGCCCGTACGCGGCGGCCAGAACCCGGGCCACGTCGGCCACGGGCAAGGCCGTTACCCGCAGGGTTTGCCTATCTTCATGCATGTTGGTCATAAATCGTAAGTACCTGCCATTATTCGGGTTAAGTGCCTTGATGTTCCTCGCGAAATGTGGCTCACATGTGTCCGTGGGAACGCAAAACACGGAGCGAGGAACACAGATGAACGCCAGCGAGATGACCTTCGGAGTCGAGATCGAAACCGTAGCCCCGGACACCGCCTTAACCGAGGAAGGCCTGCGGATCGGGGCCTACCACCACGGAATCCAGGTGCCGTACCTGCCGCGCGGCTGGAAGGCCGAACGCGACGGCTCGATCGACGCCAGCCGGGGCGGCCACCCCTGCGAGATCGTCAGCCCGGTCCTGCGGGGCAGCGAGGGGATCGCCCAGGTGGCCGAGGTGGTTCGGACGCTCGAAGCCAAGGGCCACAAGGTCAACATCACCTGCGGGGTCCACGTCCACGTCGGCTGGAAGAGCACCTGGTCCGCCGACGCCTTGGCACGCCTGGTGACGATCGTCGCTTACGCGGAAAAGGGCCTCTACGCGATCACCGGCACCAAGAGCCGCGAGCGCGGCCGCTACTGCGGCGGGGTCCGCCAGTACGGGAACGGCAAGGACGCCAAGCCGGTCCTGGACCGCAACCGCTACCACGCCTTGAACCTGACCAACCTGG